TCCCTGAGCACGGTGAGGTCTTCTGCGGTGTGCTCATGGAACTCGACAGTACGCACGCGGTCACCTGTAGGCATTCTAAGCCCTACAGGAAGGGTGCTGTCGAGTATGCTATTGACGGTAGGCGGGGGTAGGATAACGTGCGAAGACGCAGGAACGTCTTGCGGAGAGGGGTTTTGTGACGCGGGCATGATTCCCCCTTTGCTGGTTTCTCAAACTGCCTACAAACTACAGGTGTAAGCAGGAGCGGAAAAGCCCCTGCCTACGCCGCTGCCGGAACCTCTTCCCAATAGTCCACGCTGGCCGAATAGCTCTGGTCGAAACCTGCGCCGGAGTTCTTATCGAACGCGGGCATGGACTCGGTGTGGAAGAGTAGACCTGTGAAGCGGACACGGAACTGCATCTCGCCCTGATGAAACTTCGTCAGGACCCCGGCGAACTTCGTGCCGCTCGCGATGGCTGCGTCCACGAACGACTTGATTTCCGGGTCGGTTGGGTCGTCCGGGTCACGCTGCCGGGTGAAGGTCAGGTCGTTGAACGTCTGCTGATTGTTCGGGAACGTGTAGACGAGGCCAGTACCACCATCGGCCCTAGTCAGGGTTCCCACGCTCCGCTGTAGACCGCTGACGTTGGAAAATGTCGCGAAGGGAACGCCCTCTATCTCCAACAGCCATTGGTTTACGGTCATGTAATCCTGCGGAGCCTGAATTGCTTCAAGCGGCGACATATTTCTCTACTCCGTGTGAGGGGTAAACCCCGGTGGGCCAGTAGCCCACCGGGACCAAGAGGCGCTTTACGTCCTCAAGGGATGACCGTTTACGCCACGGACTCTTGAATGAGGATGCCTTCCCTCGTGGCTTGCAGGTTGACCTCGATGAGTTCTGCGATCTCCACGAAGCGGAGCGTCACATCGACCACCAGCTTCCGCTGGTTGACCACCGAGATCGGGTTGTTCTCTTCGTCGCACTTCACGGCCACGTTGTTATCGTAACCACCGCGCTGCTCAAACATCTCAGCGTTGAAGAGCGTCTGGAAGAAGTTGGTGAGCACGTCCCGCGTCCGCGTGCGGGTCGTCGGGTTGTTCGGCTCCTGCTCCAAGAAGCCGAGGTTATCAAGGAGCGTTGTGCGAATGAAGTTCAGCGACCGCCGAATATGGACGCTGTAGTTCGGGCTCAGGGTCGATACCGTCCGCGAGGTCCTTACCACGAAGCCACGGTTCGGCACGAACATGATCGCGTTGATCCCGATTTCATGCACCAGCCGTTCGAGAGTCGTATCTGAAATGTTGCGGAACTCCAAGTCGAAGAGATCACGCAGCGATACGTCCAGACCGGCAGGTGCGATGTGCGGGTAGTTGCTCTTGGTGAGCACGCGCCTGATGTAGCCCGCTCCAATGACGTGACCAACGCCCGGAATCTGCACCCGTCCGCCTGCTTCGTCATTGACGATGATCCAACCACGGTAGCCAGCGCCCCAAGACTTCTGCTTGAGGACGACCGGCGACCAATCGTCTTCGAGTGTATCGAGAGTCAGACTCTCATCGGTTGCCCACACGGCCACAACATCACCGCGACCTTCACAGTAGTCGGCCATCGCCTTCGCGAAGTCCGCAGTCGTGAGGTCCGCAGTCGTGAGCATCTGAATGTTCTCGCCGTCGAAAGCGTACAGGCCGCTCCCTGCTGACTCCGTTCCCTCGAACTCGCTGAAGCCCGGATCGGCTCCATCCAATCCGCCCGCCAGAGGTTCGAGCGTGACCGGGTTCGGGTTACCGAGGTCTGTATCAGGAGCATTCGCGACCCACACGTAGTTGCTTCCGACATCGGCAGAGTTCAGGAACGCAGCGAAGTCCGCGACCCCTGTGAACGTCTCCTGCACCACCGCCTCACCGCTGATGATCTGAGTGATCGTGATGTCGCGGTTGTACTCCGCAGCCACGCTTGGTGTGGCCGTGATGCGAATGGCGTTGCCCCAATCACCGGGATCGGGAAGCCCGCGCTGCCCTGCCTGCGGGATCGGATCGACCACCGCTGACACGTACAGGGCCGGGTCGCCAGCGACCACAATCGGACTGCCTGAGAAGGCTGTCTCGGTCAGGTCGTCGGGCAGCTTGTAACCCGCGTAGTTCACTGTCACAAGTAGCGAAGCCGCCAGAGGCCCCGGTGTCGCGTTCAGCGAATACGTTACGAGCGAATCCGCGCCACCTGTGACACCACGGTTGATCGCATCGCAAAGCTCTGCCGTGTTCCCGATGTTGTCGTAGACCTCGGTGCGTGTCGGAACCACCGCGTCTTTGAGTGTGACCTTCTTGCCGACAAGTGTACCGGCCTCGATGGTCAGTGTGTAGTTGTTCGGGTTCCCGATGGTGCCGGTCGCCTCGAACTCGTTGTCATCGGAAGCGAGGATGACTTCGGCCTCGTCCGATCCTGCTCCTACCACGCGGCTAACGAATACCCTTGCGCCAAAGGGTGCCGCATTGCGATACAACGCCCGGATCGCCAAAGCCCCATAACGGCCCAACTCCGGCTGAGGACCACCGAACCGAAGCCTTGACTCCGAATCGGATGCAACCTCTGTCGGCGTATTCACAGGGCCACGCTGACTCTCCACGATGATTCCCGTGTTAGTGATGTCAGCGGGGATGATAGCCGGGCCGGTCGCAGCAGGACGCTCGATTACTGTGACGCCAATCGGCTGTGCCATTTGTCCTACTCCTTTACGCCTTGACTTCCACGCGCCCCATTAGCGCGAGATCGTTGAAGTGTGCGCTGTCCAGAATGTCAATGAAGTCCAAAGGAATCGGTGCGAAGCTCGGACGCACGAACAGCGACTTAGGCTTCCCATCCGCCCCTTTCCAGTTAATAGTGACCGGCTGACCGATGCTCCTGATTAGGATGCTGTTCACCGGGTCAGGTGGCGGCGGTGGCGCAGGCAAAAAAGTTTCCTTCAGACGCACCACCACTTCGTCGCTTATCCCCTCGATCCTGAATACATCATCTCGAAGGGCAAGGACAAGCGCCTCTCTGTCGATGTAGACATCCGTAATCCTCTTCGCAGTTGCTATGCCGATTCCTCTGATCTCGACTAGCGACTGTTTCAAGTTTGGCATCAGAACTCCTTTACCAAAACCTCGGTCTGCAATTCCAAATCACCGAGTCTCTTCCAGTGAATGTTTGCACACCAAGAGAGGATGGTATCCTGTTTTGCGTCCTCGACTTCTTCGGGCTGCAACGCTTTGCCGAACAGCGCAAGACGCTGAAGCTGCACGATGAAGTCTCTCCTATACGCAGACTCACTACGGAAGGCAGACGTGTTGATGCTCTGGATGATTATGGGACGGTTCGCTTCGTTCGGCGGATCGATGTCCATCCACCGGACACCCATCGCTTTCGGAAATACGCCATGCAGTATGTCCCAAGCGCAATCCTCGAAGCGCCGCCTGTTGTCATCGTAGAGCGAAATCTGCCAGTTGAAGTCATACCACTCCGGGGCTTCCCGCATCAAGATGCTACCATCGGGAAGCACGAACCGAACGGGGTTGGCTCGCGTCTGAATCTGACTGTTGATCGAGTAGCCCTGAAAATTCAGGATCGCCATCGGGTAGTTCGTCGGCGGGTTATCCCTGAACTCACGATTGAACCACCAGCAGGCAATTTCTGTCTCGACCGGATCAGTCGGGCGAGTGAACTTTCGTATGTCTACCCCGCCGCGATCCGAGCCGGTGGCAGGGTGCGTTACCAGAAGGTCCCACACCCTGTCACTAAGCTGCCACGGAGTATAGATCGGCACGGGCTACGCGGCTTCGTTCGCGCCAGCCCACACGACCATCACCGTACCGGCTGCGGTACTCGTGCCGCCAGTGTTGTTGATGGTGTCGTCGGCAGTGATCGTGAACTCACTCGTGAGATCGGTCAGCGCGGGTGTCGCCGCATCGTGGTAGAACACGGCTACCAGATCATCGTACTCACCGATCCCGGTCACGGCGATGTCACCTGCCGCTCCACCAGCCACGACTTTCGCTTCGAGGCCCTGTAGCGGCGAGATTCCACCACCATACCACGGATTCAGGACGCCTTTGTTAGCGTCTGCTCCATACCACGGCATAGTTTAGCTCCTTGAGTTGTTGGGGGTTAGAGGACGACCAGCCACTTACGAGCCTCGAACGTCTTGAACTCCTTCGTCTTCGTCAGCTTCTCCTGAACGAGAAGCGTTGAACCGGGAGTCCAGCGTGCGACCGCGACCTTCGAGTTTATCTTGACCTCGCGAAGCGAGTTATTCCTCACCCTGACCATCTTCCTCTTGGCCTTCGCCTTCGGAGCGGGTGCGGGCTCCGGTTCGGGTTCGACATCGGGCTCTGGCTCATCGGGTTCGGCAGGAGCCTCTTCCGCCAGAGCTTCCATCAGTTCATCTGCGAACTGACCCTCGTACTCATCTGCCTTGATGGCTGCAACGAGCGCATCGGCAGTCTCGTACTCTCCCATGATCTCTTCGGCGGTCGCAGGGCCAATCCCTTTGATCGCGATGAGAGCAGCTAGGTATTCCTCGTTCGTCATGTCGTACCTCTCATCTCCTAAGATGTGCCGCCGATGATGATGTCTACCTCGGCGGGGTCGGAACCACCTGTTATGAGGACATCGGTAAATCCTGCGGTCGGGCCGAACAGGTAGAAGAATCCCCCATCGGGAATGTCGTACAGATTGCCACCTACCGAAGTCCTGAGCGAGATGACTGCTCCCGTCACTCCGATGTTCGCCTTGACGTACAGGAACTCAAGCGTGCTCAACTCGGGTGGCAAGAAAGACTCTTCTCCTGCGCTCGCCGCGATGGTCACGCTCTTCCGAATGAAGTCCTGAACCTCTTGCTGACGCTCCGTGAGAAGGTTCCCCTGTTCACGGTCGCTAATCAGGAAGGTCAGGTTGTCTGTCGTCTGCAATTTCTTCGTTGCCATTACTGACCTCTTGACGGTGGCGGCGGTGTGCCTCGTTCCTTCGCTATGACCTCATCCAGAGACGGCCTGAACAGCGGCCTCGCCGGAACCTCTGGCGGCTTACGCTTCTTCCCTCTCCGTACTCTCGTAAACGTCTCGCGTAAGGCCGTCCTAAAGATCGGCCTCGGCTCCTGCCCGGTACGAGGCATTCCAAACTCTAGCGACTCCGCGATGATCCATGTCGGAATCATCCCCTTGCTGTGATCGAGTGGGTCCAGAGGATGCTCGGCGTCATCGAAGATACCGGCCATCCATCCGACCCGCACGGTGCTGCCGTCCTTCAGCCTGATCTCGCGTCCCGGCCTTACCTCGATCTGGTCTATGAGGATGCCGCCAGCGATCCAGATGTTTTCGTTGAGGCCGACATCCTGTTTCCACATCAGGTAGTCAACGCTCAACGGTTCCCACGGCAAGTCCTGATTTTGAATGTGCTCGCGTGCTGTCTGAGCGAAGTCCTTTGCGATCCTCTCTGCTGTGGCCGCTGCGACCTTGTTCGCTCGGGCCGAGAGGATGGCCCCATCCATTCGGATGCGGACGCTCTCTACCGGCGCTCCTATGCTCCTGATGTCAGGCAACTAGAACCCTTCCGATGCAAGTGCTCTCTTCGCAGCCGTGCCGGGGGCTACCCCATCGTCATACCAATCCCGGTACGGTTGATCCGCAAGGTCCATATAGCTCAGACCCGCGATCTGCCCCACAGCCTGATCGACTTTGCGCAGCCAATCCTCGAAGGACATCCGGGCGAACTCCTGCTGCACACTCTCCCACACGAGCCGAATGTTATCGCCGTCCATCTTCGTCGGATCGGGTTTGATCGTCCCGCGAATGTCAGGGTCCTTGTTGATGATCTCGGCCATGTCCCGAGCAGCCGCAGAGTCACGCGCCCACATCCCTCTGTCGAACCAGAAGTCGAAGGTGTCGTAACCGTGATCCTTCAGAAGAAGCTCGATCACTTTTTCGAGTCCTTCGTGCTTCACGCTCTCTGCGAACTCACCCGTCTGAAGGATGCCGGTGTCGGGTAGCACGAGACTCAGTTCGTAGCTGAAGAACTTGCGCCTGCGAGAGTTCTCCCCATCGAGCGCGACCATGAACGCGCCATCCTCGGTGATCTCTGAGATCGTGCCGAGCGTGCTGCGGTCATCGTCGGTGTCTTCGATCACGGCAACACGGTCGCCTATCGACATCCCGCGCCAGCCGAATAGACCGACTTCATCGATGCCGGGGTCCCTCTTCGGGAGCATCCTGTCATCGGGCACTGCCGACTGAGAAGGAAGGATGCCGCCCCGCTCGGTATCGACAGGCGGGGGAGTTTCCTCTTGCTCGTGCCTCAGCATCTCGTTCGTGAGCGTGTGCTTGTTCACGACATCGAAGGTGCCGTCATCGAACTCGATCTCGACTTCTTCTTTCGGGTTGATCGGGTTGTACGCTCCGGGCACTTCGGGGATGCCCCGGCCCGAAGTCGGAATCGTACCGGGTTGCACGACCGTTCCGGTCTTGCCTCGATTAAGACCACCTTCCGGTCTGATCTTCACACGGTCACCGGGGAGAGGCCAGAACGTCTCATCCTTCAAGGAGACTTCCACGACCTCTTCGGCGCTCTCGCCTTCAAGGACTTTGGAGATCAACTGCTCCATGCCCTCTTCCGTCTCTTGGAACGGAGTCAGTTCGCCACCGCACGATGAGCACATCTTGGGATAGCGACCCCTGTAGACAGGAACGTGAAGGCCGCATTCCTGACACACGAGCTTCGTTCGGCCTCTTCCCATCGCGCTTGCCATACCCCGCGTGATCGAAACTTTCTTAGGCATCTTACTCAGTCCAGATTAGAGGGACAAAAGACAGGAGAATCGATGTACCACTCGCCGCCTGCGCCTTGTTCCATTGCAAACGGAGCTATGTCATCGAGATTTCTTCGCCTCAAATTATGAAGAAGGTCAGCCTTAACGATCTGAACGTGAACGACAGCATCGTGCGCCATGCAGGATGCGTAAATCGGTCCTCTCGCAGACTTCACTCTCTGAATCAACTCCCGAACGGTCACCGGATCGTAAGCCTCGTCCACAAGACCAAGCTCCGATTTGATGTCTTCCCAATCTTCGACAGCCGCATCCTCTAGCTCAAGGCCACGAGTGCCAGCCCACTCCTTCAGCGCGTCAGCCATCGGTGCGGCATCCGCGCTCGCGCCGACCGGCATTACTTCGTCTTGGCAGGTCAGGTAACCAGCGAAGTCGAAGAGCGCCCCGGAGATCACTTCATCAGGTGTCGCGTGTCCCTCGATCAGCATATCAATGGCTCTGTCGAGTGCCTGATGCTTGAAGAACTGCACCTGTCCCTCGCGCTCCTTTGCTTTCTCTTTCGAGCTATAGCACCCGAGGTTCTTCCGCTTGCCCTTCGAGTCCTTCTTCTTGGACATCAGGCACCACTCGGAACCCCGCTTCGTGATGATCTCTTGAACGATCAAAACGTGCCAGCCCTCTTCGATTTCGACCGGCCTCTCCACGGGAACTTGTTGACGGGAGAGACTTCCCATCCGCGTCCCTTCCACATCTCGGCCAGCGTTGCAGCCATGACATCGGTTTGAATGACCGCGCTACCCTTACCACCAAGCAGCGTATTGAGCATCGCGTCCGTTGTCATCGAGCCCTGCGGTGCATCCGCCTGAAGCTCATTCAGGAACTTGCGTGCCTGCGCTTTCGAGAACGGGCCGTACCTGTACTCTCTCTTGGTAGGCGCGGTTGCGTAGCCGCTCTTTTCGATACCAAAGAAGTAGCCGAAGCCGGGCTCCTGCCATACCCAAATCGGGAACTTGGGAGCACCCTTCGCCGCGCCCGCCAACGATGACCGCGTTGCGGGTGTCCACACCCGCTCCTGACGCAATCCCCATTCGAGCCACGCTACACGCCGCTGATCTTCCGCCCTGCCCATCGATCCGCTATCGTCCAAACGATTACCGAGTTGCCCTCGAACTCTGCCGTCTCTGCATTGAGCACGGTCCCGCCGAGGTAATGATCCGTCGAGGCGTTTCCAATTCTACGCACGGAAATCTCACCGGGCTTGCCGACCATCGAACGCAGGACACGCTCGACCAGTAGAGCCGGGTCGTGCCCTTGCTCCACCAGAGTCACGAGCCGGTCCACACCCTCAACGAAGTCATCGATGATGTCCACCATCTTTTCGATTTCACTCACTGGATCGAACACGTCATCGAATACCTCGGCTCCGTCCGGGCCGTGGATCGTTAGCCTGACACCCGGAGAGCCGTAAGGGTCTGGCCGAATGAGCCCGCTATGCCTCGATTGCTGACCCTCGAACTCGATGAGGTCTGGCCTAACGGTGTTCAGCCTTAGTGGTTGAGACGCATCGATAGCGTCTGCGATTTGCTGAAGGCTCATCGCGTCGAGGCCGAACCGAACATCCTGCCGAGCTTACCACACATCGCACCGGCATCCTGAATCTCTGGCTTGTCGCCCAACCGCTCGATGCACTTTGTAATCTTGTGCTCGACGGGGCCGGTCAGAGAAGCCCAAAATTTCCGCCACTTCTCCGGGTCGTCTTCGATGGCCTCAGCCAGTAGCGAGTCAACGATCTCGGCGGGGTTCATCCCATCCTCGATCATCGAGAGCGCACGGTCGATGGCCGTCTCATGTTCAGGGCATCCGTTGCAACTCATCGTGCTACTCCAAGTTGAGGACCTTGCCAATCTCAGTCGCGAACGCAGCGGGGTCGTTCACGGAAGGCATATTCTCCTTCGCGTAGTTCGAGACATCCCGCCTCTTCCCTGAGAAGCCGATCATAAAGTCACCGAACCGAGCCATGTCGCGCTGGTCTACTCCCATCGCACTCATCACGGTGAAGACCGACTCGCTGCCCTCGTGCTTCTTCGACTCGATCTCAGGCATTGCCCTGACCGTCTTCGCTGCGGGAAACATCTCCTTCGCCTTCGCCACGGCATCGGCAGAGTTCATCCCGTCGAACAGCTTGCGGTAGACCTCACCGCTCGGCATCACGATCTCGATGTCGAAGATGTTTTCATCCTCAGTCTTGCCCGAAGGATTCACGAGGAAGTCGATCACCGCGTCCGGGTCCTCACCGGCCTCGATGAACTCAAGCGCCGACTCGACGTACTCGGGATCGTTGCGCTCGTGGAAGGGCTCGCCTTTGATCGCAGCCTCGGCAGCGTGCAGATTGCGCAGGTACTTGCCCGTCCGCTCGTGGCTCGGTTGCCAGACATCGCAGGTGTGCTCGGAGAACATATCGCCCTCGACAAGCTCACAGCGACCGAGCACTTCGACGCCATCCGGGTTGTCGGTCTGTTCCTCGAACTCGGGCAACGCCTCTCGGGGCATCAGGAATCGACAGGAAGCGCAGACCTGATTCCGTAGCTCCATGCGAGACTCGTTGAGCCCTGTCCGGTAGTTGACCTGCTCCTTCGGAGCCTTGTCCACGCCGTAGTGACTCGGACGCCACAGCCATTGCCGATCCGCAACTACCATGTCGGCGGCGACCGTGTTCTGTTCCTGCGTAGGAAGTCGCTTACGCATTTTACTCCCCTTAGTCTTCATTCCGATGACCTCTTCCATCGAGAGCGAGGTCAACCCATGCCTCTCAGCCTGAGCACGTAGCTCCGGCGAGATGGCCTCAAGCTCTTCGAGACTCAGCTTCTTCACGTTGATACGCCTCTTTGTAAAGGGCATCCAATGCACTCGCAACCTGCGGGTCTAGGTCCGTTGGATCAGTCCTGCTCAGGAAAGCATCGGCCCAACGCTTCGGACCCTTCTGCTTCTGCATCTTCCCGAGCTTCATTTCGAGGAACTTGATCTCTTCCTTCATCAGTCCTCAATGTCGATGATCTGAATGCCCGCTCGCTGAAGCACGCCTATCGCAATCTCTGCATCTCGTTCTCTTACGAGCACAGACGTACCACCGCCACCGAACGGCTCTTCCATCAAATTTTCGATGCCTTCCTTGTCGAGAGCGATTGTCGCTGCTCCCGCATCTCGATCAGAGAGTACAAGTCCAACCGTACCGAATCCGACACGACCTAGATCGGTGGTACGGAACTGCTCTTTCTTCTTCCGCTTCTTCCGCTTCTGAGGAAAGGGCGCACGGATCGCAGGACCGAGCGGGACATCCGTTGTCGAGATCATCCCGGTCGTCAGGTCCTCGCGTGTTGCCCACTCAAGCCATTGCTTCATGCTGGCGTGAAGCTGAAGTAGAAGCGCGGCATATGTTGGAACTCCAAACTCCCGCGCTGGCCGTCACTCTTCCTTCGCACCACTACGAAGGGAGCGCCGAATCCTTCGACCTCGAAATCGCGCTGTAGCTCAGACGTATCCCAAACCTGCCCGAACTCGCGCTCTAGCTCCTGCCGAGTCTGCCCCTGCTCCTGATACCGAGCTTCCACGAGGTCTGCCCTCGTGCTCGCGTCCCTTCCCGCCCACTGGCCCGAGTCGATCTTGAAGAAAAGCTCGCCGTCCTGAACCGCCGTCACCGTGCCTGTCACCGTGCCATCGCTGCGGTGGAACGAAGCCTTCTGCCCAAAGAAGAAGCCAACGCCTTTCGGAAGCGTGATGCGGTCACCGACCTGTTTAGGCGTCTGAAGATGCAACGGTATTACTTCCTGATACCTCGACTCATCGTGAGGCTCGCACTCACCGCTGATCTCGTTCCTGCGCTGGCCCTCGGGACACTTGCGGGGAGAGGTTGACGCGGCGCGGCTTGCATCGCGTCCCGCACGCCGAGCGAATTGGGAGCCCGCTCCTATGACCGTGTTCTTCGAGCCCTCGATTCCGCCTGCTGGATCAACCACTTCACCGAGTTCGATCAGCATGAGTTCGGCATCGAGTAGCAGCTTATCCACCGGCTCACCCTCTTCTTCCTCGGCCTCTTCTTCTTCGCCTTCCTCTTCCTCGGGCTCTTCCTCTTCGGGTTCCTCGGGCTCGGGCTCTTCCTCGGGCGTCAGTTCCGCACCATCACCGAGCAACTGATCGATGGTGATCTCGTGCTTCGCGCCCTCTTCGTCACGAACGATGAGTGTGTCGCCCTCTTCACCCACGACCGTACCGTTCTTGATCTGACCATCGTTCGTCAGGAAGCGGACGGAGAAGCCGAGTAGCGATACCTCTTCGGGGTCTTCGCTCGGTTCCTCGGTCGGCTTGTCGGCACGAGAAGGATCGACCTCGCCATCGTTATCGGTGCCCTTCTTCGGTGGCTGCTTCGGAGCTACGAGCCCCTTCTTCTTGTCGTCATCAGGCTCTTCTTGCTCGCGTGTGCTTACCTGCTGGACATCAGCGTTACGCACCCCGGCGTCTTCGAGGCCGCGCTTGATGTTGAAGGCCGCTCTCGGGCTCGCCCAAAACGTCAGGAAGTTATCGCGGTTGATGTTCACGCGCTTGCCACCAAGCTCCTGAACGATGGCACCGATCTCTTCAAGCGGAAGCTGCGAGGCGAACGACCGGAGCAGTAGCTTCACGGCGTCTGCCGGGACAAGCTCTTGACCACGGCCTCGACGGAACGACCGCTGCTTCGTGGCCGTACCGAGCGAAGGCGCTGGTGCCTCTGGTAGCCGGGAGTGCATCCCTGCGGGACCACGCTGCGGCCCTGAAGGCACGAGGAAGCCTGTCGGTAGATCGCCCTGCTCCCATTTCGCAGGATCGGCACCGAAGCGTACCAGCGCGGCTTCCTTGTATCGGGTCGGTGGAACATCGCGCACGTCGATGGGGATGTCGTACATCCCCGGAGCGTAAGCGCGAAGCTCTTCCGCCTCACCCGAGTAGACAAGATGACAAGGCCCGAGCCACGATTTGCCGTCCTCGTGATGAAGTGTCTCCTTCGCCCTGCCGAGCGATTCCTTTCTACTCGCGATGACTTCAAGCGCATCGAGTGACTGACGCCCCGCGTCCTCAGCAAAGCGCATCCACGAGGACAGGTCCACACGCGGGCCGTAGTAGCGATGGATTTCACCGCTCTCTTCATCAGCCACAACGATGTAATGACCGCCGCTCTCATCATAGAGCGGGCCTTCCACCGTCAGGCCCTCAGCCCGGAACGAGGACGGAGCCCGACCACCGCCGAAGCGGTACTCATCGAAAACGTCTTGGACGGTTTCGGTGCGAGCCCTGCCGCTCGTTAGTCTTGACGCTCTGCCGAACGCCTCGATGTCGCTATCACTCATTGGGACCCCACTGTAGGTCTACACTCGCCAATCGTCTTGTCCCAAACCTGACCCTCGGGGCATGACTCCCGAGGATCAGGCGGGACCATTATCGTTCCGGCAGGTATCTCGCTCAGGTAGCGGATCGCCTCTTCGACCGATGAGCCTTCAACGATCATGGCTACCGCATGGTCGATGGCTTTGCCTTCCAAGCGGCCACCGAACCCCTGAATGAACTGCGCGACACGAGCACGGTTATCCGTTCTCACAGTCAACACATCGCCTGCCAGAGAGACAACCTGATCGCCCAAACGGTCTTCGATTGCAGTTGTCAACTCAATCCGTTCCGCTGGCGACACGCCACGGATATTCGCTGTCACCAACATCTCGGCAATGGCGTCTCCTTAGACCGCTGACGGTAGACCCGGTTCATCATCGAATGGTAGGTCTAGGTTCTCTGGAATCTTCTCCAACCTCTTCAGGTCCAGCTTCACATCGAGGTTGAAGGGCGTGTTCGTGATGTAGTTCTCCTTGTGCGCATCCTTGACCTCGTAGAAGATGTCAGAGATGCGCACAAGGTCTTTCGACTTGGGCTCAAGCTGCGCACGTACCAACTGCTCGTAACTGATGATGCATTCCATCTCAACCTCTGGACCCGGAGCCTGTTCACCTGTTGGCCGGGTCGCGTGCGGCTGCGTAGGAGATCGAGCAGTCACCAGAGCGTTCAGCCTGATGTGTGAGTAGAAGCCCATGTTCTCAGTCTCCTTCGTAACCGGGTCGAACGCACTCGTATCTTCATTGACTGCGAAGTAGAGTACGGGCACACCGGCCCATCGGTCACGATCCCACGCCTGCTCACGCAAATAGCGCAGGTCTTTGACTGAGATGTTTCCTTGTGGCATGAGCTAGTTAATGGCCGGGCCGATGTCTGTCTCGGAACCGAAGTCCACGACTTCCTCTTCGGCCTCACCCTCTTCGGGGTCCTTCTCCCGAAGGTCAGGAATGTCCTGCGGCTCATCCCCTGACACATCGTCAGCGGGCACGCCGAGGATTTCACCCTTGAGGCGAGCCTGATTCCGGTACACGACCATCTGCGTACCGCTGGAAGTCTCCACGAGAACGTGAGTGTTGTCCGCAGCGAGCACCCTGCACTCACCGACTCCACGGACATCCACCCTGTCACCCTTCAGAAGCTCGGTCGAGCGACGAAGGCTCTCTTCTTCCTCTTCGCCCTCTTCCTCATCTTCCTCGGGCTCTTCCTCATCCTGCTCGGGACGGTACAGGCTCTCGACCTGAGCACCTGACGCGAGGTTCACCCCACCCTCGTTCGCGCCCTGTGCCGGATCGGTGATGTCCGTATCGCCCGAGATGCTCGGGTACATAGGACCGAACTCGCCTATGTTGTCTGGTACGGGATCGGGCGGCACCGGCTTGCCGAGGATTTCCTTCAGCAGCGGAGCACCGATCTTCGAGCGCAACCGTGCCTCGGTCGCCACGTTGGCCGCTAGGCCGTGGACACCGGCCACCAGTTCATCTATCTGCTTCCTGATGGCATCGGCATTGCTCATGGTCGGGTTCTTATCGACCGTGGCCCGGACTTCGGCCAGCAGGTCGATCATCTGCGAGAGGTTCGGCGGCAGATCGCTTTCCTCACTCGCAGCGGGTTCGACTGCGGGCTCTTCACCCGTCATGTCGGCTACCGCCTGATCGACAGCGACCTCGGCATCCTCTTGCTCGAATGCCACGCGCTCGATCAAGGAGCGTCCGTAGTTCTTCGCTTTCATTGTACGCTACTCTCCTTCGAGGTTGAGGTCAGCGATTAAAACCGACCAACTGAGCCCTCAGCCGCCCGGAACGCATCCCACATCGCACCCTCTTTGTCGTCATGGACGCGAGTGAAGCCAGCCGGGTACGCGAGGTCTGCGGTGAACTTGTCGGTGCCACTGCCGTCCACTGTTCCATCCGGCAGTGCGTCCCAATCGTCTTCGAGGTCGGTTGTCGCGAACAAGATGTCCGCGAAGACTTCATCCGCCGCGCTCGGATCGAAGACCAGCCTGCGGTACGTGACGCCCGCGCCCATCCGGCCAATACGCTGATCCATCACGCCGAGCACATCGCTCTTACGCGGGTTCATCTGCGGATAGGACGGCTCGGCATCGAGATCACCGACAGTCAGGTTAGCACTGCTCGCTCCGATCTTCCCGCGAGGCTTGATGAGCAACCTCTTGATTGCGTTGAGGGTGCTCGCCACGCCTACGTTGCTGCGAGGATTTGGAAACGCCATTTCAATACCCTCTTCTAAGGTTACAACGGTTATCGGTTTCTAGGGGTGAACACGATCTATCTTTCAAGGCTATAACTGCCGTTACTGTCTCGGACCATAGCCAAACGACACGCCTCTCTTCTTGATCTCTTCGTCAAGCTCCCTGAGCATGGCGGTCGCTTCCTGCACCATCGAACTACCGTCCATCCTGAGACGATCTTCCCACTTCCGCCGCGTGTGGCCTAGTGACAACTTCGCGAGCGCAAGTGAGTAGCTTCGGAACCAATCTTCATCGGTCGAGCGCAAATCTTCAAGCGCCGGAATCTTCGCGAAGCTGAACTCGACCTCGTTCGGTGGATTCCCATCGTTGAAGTGCGGGTTGATGTAGAGGACTCCGTGCGTCTTGATGTCGGGGGTCCCACCGGGATTTTCGTCTATCTCTTCAAACCGCCACTCCCACGCGAACTCTGAGGCCGTTCCTCTCCGAAGATTCTCAAGCTCCATCGACCTCGCGAGGAAGTCGGGTAGCTCGCTCGCTGGATGAGTTGGCAGCAGGTTCCCCGGAATGCCGAGCAGGCTCGTGTCGATGTTCCCAATGGGAATACGATCCACAGGCCCCCGGCAGTCAACCACACGCTCACCGAAGTCGATGCTCATCTCGGTCAGGTCGTAGCGCGAGCGGTTCGCCTGAATGAAGAATCGGTTCCAGCGAATCGTCGGACGCCACCGACTGTAGACGCTCATCGCCTGTTCGATGATCGCACTGATGTTCCCATCCGGCCCGGTCGTCAATTCGGAATCGACCAGCGGGCCACCGAGCATCAGCTTCAGGTACTTTGTGATTCCCTGTGTAGAGAGAGGCATTGCCTATCGCGTCTCAAGGCTGGAAGAGAGTTCCCTCAGCCCGTGTCCTGTTTCGGGGAAATCGAGAGTGCCACCGCGCATCGTCCAATCGCCAATGCCGTTCACCGTGACCACGATTCCGTTCCTCGGGTTCTTGAACGTGATCGTCATGCCTGTTGCCTGATCCGGCATCTCGGTGAAGCCTGCCCGCTTCATCAGATCACGGAACGGCTTCGGATCGACAATCTGCTCATCCTTCAGCATTGCTCTCTCACGATGGTACTTCTCCATCGCCTGCTGAATACGAGGACGCTCACTGAACTTCGGCATCGTGATCTCCATGTTTGGCCTAGCTACTGCCTTGTCGGATTTGCGCTACTGCCGCGCCGGGAAACGCGGTGATCCGCCCCTGTAGCTAGGCCGTATTTATTAGCTGCCGCCAACCGGAGTTGCCCGCGTAACTCGCGACCCACCGTGAGGCGAGCGGTGACGGCAGCTAGTTACTTGCGAACGATAGGTCGAAGGCGGCTGAGATACCTGTGTCATTTGCCGAGCACTCAGCAGCCCGAACTCGAATGTCAGCCTTACTCGGAATCTTCAACGGCACCGCAGGGTTGATTTCAAAGCCCCCGCCTTGACTATTGATCGCACGGATGTCCTTCGTCTGCCACGCTTCGCCAAACGGTTTAACCTGAAACGCTAGAAGAGCAGTGGTCGCCTGCACCCTACCGATTGACGCTTCCCATCCCAACCACTGAGCGTAACCATAGTCTGCCGGGATCGTGTAGATCGCCATGAGCGTTTGGCCCGCTGCGGGGGTAATGATCGCGCCTGTTCCTACGCCAATCTTGACTGTGATAGTGCCTTCATTGCCTTCGCTCGCACCAGCGGCACGGACGACAGCACGGAAGACTCGAAGGTACTCGTACTTGAGCGCCACGGGAGTTTGCCCATCCATCGTGGCGATCTCGTTCCGCATCAAGTAATCGGCGTCGAGCCCATAGACCTCTACAGTACGTGCGCCAGAGTCACCGTCAGCGTCATCTACATCGCTGCTCTGGATGGTCGAGGCTGCGGCTACCGATGCGAACGTATAGACACCGCCGCCATCCCAAATGTCTTCAGGTGTCGAGCCCGCATCTACATCAGGGTTGTACCCGAACTTCCGCTCGGATGCTACACCGATTACGCCAGACACTAAACCGGGATGGTATGGTAGACGATCTCGCCAGACACAGCACCGGCTGACGTGACCTCTAGGTTATCGTTGTCATCGCCCGTGAGGCCGACCACGACAGGGTGGCTCAGGACGAAGGGAACAGCACCGCTGTTCGAGATGACCTGCTGGCCCCCGGTCCCAAAGGCAAGCGTTCCCTCTCCGCTCACATGAACACTGTGAATGCGAAGACGGAAACCCGCGCCCGGAGCGGCGATTACTTCAGTGCTTGCCTGAGCAATCGCGAAGTCGAACGTAGCTCGCTCGTAACCAAACTCAATCGCTGCTGGGAGTGTCATAGTTCTCTCCTACGTGAGTTCGCCAGAGTCAGGCCCGAGTCTGCTCAGATCACTCTGAAGGATCGGTTTAACCTTCGCTGCCGCCGTATGTGCGTTTACGTCTTCCATCAGGTCGAGCACGAACTGGTACGCCGCGAAGATGTCCCAATCAAGCTGTGTCCCTATGCTACTCACAGCCCTTTGCCAACTCGCCTGATCTTCGGGCGCAAGGGCTTCTTGCTTGGGCGGCTGCTTCTGCATCTGCGGACGCCGAGCCCGGCCTTCAATGAAAACCTCGGGTGCCTTGCTTGCCCATGCCATCCAACTCATGTCAGCCTCGCTATCATTTCCCAACGCCCCGATCCCATCTCCTGCCACGACACCGAGAGCATTGAGTTGTCGATCTCGATAGGAGAAAACGGATCGTCCCGGTTCGAGAAGGCAACGTCGAACGTCTTCGGTGGCCTTCCAAACGAATACGTATCCATCGCGTTGAAGCCCTGCCCGGTGACCTCGATACCGTGCTGTTCGAGCGTATCGGTAATCGCGTTCAGACCTATACCGATGCTGTCAAAAGGACGGTTGCCATCGAGGCCCTTCTGAGACATGAGCGCGTTCACTCGCTCGCGCAATCCCCGGTCGAGGGTTGACGCCTTCTTAGCTTCGTGCTTCAGCGCCCACTCTAGGTAGGACCTCTTCATTTGGTTTCTCCGTTACGCGCCTGAGCGTGCCTAATGGAATCGTGACCGGCCTCGAAATGCGTCTCGCGCTTGTGCTTGAACTGGCGCACGCTGATGAGCATCCAGCCGGAGACGAAACCGAGCCACGCGATGAAGACCTCTAGGTGGATGATCTCCGGCTCTCCCCACTCCGGGTCGGATGCGTACTTGAAGGCGAGGATGATCTTGATGATCCACGTCACGAAATAGAAGAACCCGGTGATGACTCCCATCCCTACGCCTGTGAACGTCAGCCAGTTCGTAGTGTTGAGATCATCAATCGCGCTCTTCCACTCCACGAAGGACTCACGGAGACTGAAGAACTTGCCGACCTTCTGGCCGACCTTCTCGAAATCAAAGCTCATCGTTCTGTCGGTGGTGTGTCGCCTACCTGTCGGGCGATCCCAAGAGAGTCGGTGCAGAAGCGGAGCAGGCTGATCTCACCCACACGCATCCGGGCGAGAAGTTGCGCTTGATCTGCGAGGCAACGGTCGGTGAGCATGATGAGTTTGATGTCACCGAAGTCTTCTCTCATCGCACGCTGCTCGACCTGCACATCTTCCATGATCTCTGTGCGAGCCCGGCGTCCCACATCTTTCACAGCCTCGATGGAGTCGAACTGAAGTTGCTCCATTTCGTGATAGTCGTCCTGCTCTTCACGAACTACTTCAGCAGTGTCATGCGCCACTTCCCGCATCTCGATCTGTTGGTACTCCGCTGGCGAAAGGTACTTCCCGCCGACCCAATTGATTATCGCGAAGAGAGCGGCAACGATTACGCCGATGGCTGTGATCGCGCCTGCTGTCTTCTTCAGGTCGATCTTCACAGCCAGCCAAGCCTCTCGAATGCGTCTCGGAGCGATGCAGCCCCAATCCCACCCTCACCCGCAGGACCACGCGCAGGACGACCGCCGATGAAGATTTGCCAGCCCTCGATCTCTGTCTCCATCTCACCGCCTTCTCCCCAAATCGGGCCGACTTCGATCATTCTTCGCTCAGACGGGTTACCGGCCAAGCTCTGCAAGGCGACCCACTCATCGAAGTGGCCCTTCGCGCCTTGAAACGTGAACCCGTTCTGCAAGAGGAAGTTCTGCATCGGTAGGGACGTAAAGGCTTGCTCGTGCTTGAGCGTACCTTCCTGCATCACGAGATGCCGAGCCGGGATGTCCATCGTACCCTTCTCGGTTTCGATGGACACGATGTCACCGCCCTCTTTCGTCCCGATCACCTTGCCGGTAAGCGGAGCCGGTAGACCTTGCACGAGCACATGATGGCCGGGCTTGAACTCCGGCACCGCGCTCTCCACTACCTTCTTCGGGTCCGCTCCCTGAGCAACCTGTTCTACCAGTGCATCGATATTCATCTTCCGACTCTCCAACAGCGACAGGCTGTTCTGATGGAAGCTCATCTTCGTGCCGACGACATCCCGGCGTCCGAACTCATCGGGTGGGATGTTCCCCGAGGCTTCCTTGATCCTGACGACATACCATCCCGGCTTCGATGGCCCTTCGAGTCCGACCACAACACCGCGAAAGAAGAACCCCGGCCCGGACTGCCCGGAAACTTCATCGCCTACGCGCAACTCTCTTGTCACGAATCCGGTCATCGTGTTGCATCCTGTTGCAAAGTGTGGCAGGGTGGCTCCGAGGCCGGAGATGAGAACTAGGCCCTTTAGACGGCTACCCTCGGGACCGATTTGAACCTCGGAGCCACTAAATTTTCGTTAGAACGGTAGAGCGAGTGACGGGAAGAGGACTTCCATCACAGCCTTCGCGAACTTCTCCTGCTCCTGCTCGCGCTCCATGCCGAGGTCACGTTCAGCGAACCCCATCAAGAAGTGCAGCTTGTCCAGATTGTCGCCATCGTTAAAGCCCGGCGAACCGACGAACTCAAGGAGCTTGTTCTTCTCCAACTGACTCAGGCCGAACTCAGTGCCGATCAGGTTCAGTTGTCGGACGTTGACGCCTAGCTGCTCGCACAGCTTGCGCTGTCTGATGTAAGCGTACTTGATTCGACGGTGCATAAGCTAGAAGAACAAAATGTCTGGAAAGTTCTGTTCCCGCGCAAGGTCGTCGCAGTTCATATCCCCAATGTTCTTGAGTTCTCTCCCGCCCTCGAATGCTCTGAACGTCCCGTCATGGAAAAGGCGAATCACTTTATCGCCCTTCGACCAGACGGCAACTCGACCTTTTGGGAATCCGGTCGGAGCTTCCGCGTCCTCTAATCCATCCAGTGACCAGCCGTTCCTCTGTAACGCAGCGACACAAATGCCGGGCGGCTGCTCCTGCTCCTGCACTGGCTCGCCCTTCAATTCTCGCTCTACGAGGAAGTCGATGTCCGCACCGCGCTCTGCGCTCTCGATCATCTTGTCGATTTTCTTCATGCTCTCTTCTTCCCCACTCTTCTCTTTTGCCTCATCGCACATCTGCTTGTCGTCAACGAATCGGCAGGGGTCCACGAGTTTGCGATGGTCGAGGCCGGTTTCCATCTCGAACCTCTCAGACCCATCACCATCCCATCCGAACTTGATCTCGCGTGAGGCTCCGATACCACCGAGCCACGACAGCGTTGCGAGCAGCGCCGTGACCTTCTCGATTACCTCGGGTCGTCCCTTGATCTCGATGGAGCGAGTCACTTCATCGGGACGACTGATCTCACGGAAGGAGTAGTTCATCGAACCGTTGGAAGTATTCGGTCAGCGCAGTAGCTCCGAGTCCTTCGGATAGCTTCTCTCCGCTCTGTAGCACTCGCCAGTTCCACCCGCGCCATCCGACTTTCGTTTCGAGGTTCGTGTTGACCGCGTGACGCCAGACATCCTTACCGGCCTCGATGTGCGGTCGGCCATTCAGTCCGGGGTCTTCCTGCACCGTCTCTATGAAGGCGAAGCCGAGCCCTTCAAGAACTTCGGCCACATCCCATTGCGTGATCGGGTAGGTCTGATGCACTCACCACTTCTCCGGTTTGAATCCCCATCCCAATGGGTCACCGACTCCATGCCCCCACTCGATCCACCTATCGCGATGACCGTTCCTCGCGAAGAGGTCCAGCCACGGCCCCCGACACACCCGGATGACCTCGGAGTAAAATTTCGTCGGCTTCACCGAATGGCCCTCTGGCGGGGCGAAGATCACCGAGGGCATATCTCGGCGCTTCAGCTTGTTGTTCTTGCCCCTGACGGCAAGTATGGCCGTCTCGTGAGCGTTCCGTAGGTAGTACCCGAGGCCGATCCGTAAGGCTTCTTGCAAATCAAGGATCGGTCGAGCCTTTGTCGCTGACGGTTGAGCCCGCACCAGCCGGTACACTCCCCGAGGCCGGGCCACCGAGAGCTTCACCGTCTTCACCCATACCAACTGACCCACCGGGCGGTAGCCCCACGCCTCACAGACCTTGACGTGATCGCCCTTGTTGACGTGGTGCGTAGGGCACCACAACCACAGGTAGCCGTTCTTCATCGCGACCTCGGGAACCGGGAGCTTGCAAATCTGCTCCACGGTCAGGGTCGGATAATGTTCGCGGCTCCGGCTTACCTGCCGCTGCCACAGCCAGCCCTTCTCATAGGGCCACGGCGGGTCACATACGATTGTTCTGAAGCGTCTCGCGGGCACGGCGCTTCTCCTTTCGGTTACGGCGGGAGTCGGCGCTATCTCCTACTCTGCTCGACGGAGCGAACACCAGCATCGAACGTGCTGAGGTTCGGTCCAGCCGCCAGCTTGATCCTGTTGAACGTCATCACCCAAGCCCCGGTTTCCCGGTTTACCTGCAACTGCACACCGGCCAGCGAAGACCCATCGTGGGGCTGGTGGAATAGTTGCGGGCCGAATGATAGTGAACCGGGACTCGGGATGAAACCGTAGCGACCGACGATCATCGACGCATCGATCTGCTCGTGCTTCATGCTCTCACCGAGGAACTGTCGCAGGTCCTTCTCTAGCTCCTTCGCTCCGGTGCCCCGTGCAACTGGATCGGGTGCGTCCTTCCGATCAACCGGGAAGTCGTAGATCACCCACGAGCCGTTGTTCTTGACCTCGACGCCTGCGACCACCTTCGTCGGAGTGCGCTTGATCCAAAGAGGTACGCTGTACTGGCCGGAGACGGTATCGAAGCCACGCGCTCTCAGCACGCGCTCGATGTCCGGGTCGATGGCCTGCTCGTGCTTCGCGGCTTCAAGACCGAGGGCACGCATCGCAGCACTCGGGTTCGGGTGCTCTGCTATCGTCTCGAACATATCGAGGACATCCTGAACCTCTTGGGGATGCAGACCGCCATCGTCAAGAATCTCAGCAGCCTCTTCCATCGTGAACTCATCTTCCTTGAACGCATCCCATGCGGTCGCAAGGAGTCGAGCACCGAACTTCGCCTTCGCAGTACCGAGGTCAGTGACCCGCTGCTGCTCGTGTTTCGCGGACTCGGTGAAGTCTGAGAGACGCACGTTCGCCACGGTCGTCACGCCGCCCGACTGACCAGCCCGGTTCCTGATAGAGACGGGATCGCCAGCCTGCGCATTCGTCTTGAGCCAGCGCAATGCCTCATCCGCTTTGCCGATGAACTCCATCTCGCCGCCGAAGAAGACGTTCCATGCGCCCGGATCGAACGCATCTGGAATGACTTCCCATCCGCCTGACGGACTGCTGCCGAGTGCGGGCATGAACCCAAACTGCTCTGCCCTCAACGCGGAGACAGGGACCTCAGCCACGCCGAAGATCGCGGTGCCGCTCTCGGAGATGTCGGCCATGTTGCCCCGAACAGCCACGACTATCGCGCCCTTCGAGTTGATCGTCTTCACGAGCTTCAGGTACGGCGGTGCGCCAGCGCCCCTCGCCTTCAGTTCGGGGTCGCCCATGTTGACCTTGACGCGCATCCCCGGCTGAAGCGTGACGCTCTCGCGGTACGCCCTCTGTTGCATCCAACCGATGTTGCTCATCAGAATGCCCTGTTCTCTAGTGCTCGCATGAAGGACGGGTCCTTCAGAGCCTCGAACATTCTCGCGCCTGTAAGAGCCGCCCCGTGTGGAGTCATCTTCCCGATCTGATCCATGACGGTTGAGATGTTGCCGTTGATGAACGACTCGATCAGTTCCTCGATCTCTCCCATCGCGACTTCATGCTTCGAGCTTGCTTGCTCCTGCACGAGTCCGACCGGGTGCGGAACCTTCGACCCCTTCGCCTGCTGCGCTGGCCGGGCCGGTTGCTCCTGTCCGCGCATCTTCTCCCACGCTGTCATGGCGATGCGTAGGTCTTCAGCGATTGTACTCATCAGATTCTCCTAGTCGGTGCCATGCCGGTGACATCGAAGGTGGCCGTGCCACCCAACTCATCGATGACGCCCCTGATCGCAGCCTGAAAATTCGGGTCCGAACCCGAGGTCGCCCCGAACGTCTGCAACTCTCGAATCGCCTGATCGACTTTCGCATCTTCTAGCAGCGCGATGACCGCACCAAGCTGTCGGGAAGTGCCGGGACTCAATCTCACCAGCCCCTTGAGCAAGCCGATGGCGTTGAAGACATTATCTGCTGTCTCCTTCATCATGCGCCTGTACGCCCGGCGCTGCATCCAACCGATCATCATGCTCTCCTAAGTAACGCGCTCGAAGGCCGAGAACTGCCTACGGGAACGCAGGGAACGTACAGACCCAATTGTTGCTGTTGCCCCGCCGCCTCTCACAGAACTGCTCGAAGATCGCAAGGGTGTCTGCTGGCTCGAAGATCGTATCGACCACGATGACGGTATCGACCACGATGAGCGTGTCGATGACCGTCAAAGTGTCAACGATTGTGTCCCACACAAACAGCGTATCCACGAGGGTTACGGTGTCTGTGACGATCAGAGTGTCTACCACGATGACCGTATCCGTGACCAGCACGGTGTCCGTCACGAAGACGGTATCGACGCGGCTCGAATCAACGAAGATGGTGTCGGTCTGAGTGACTGTATCGACCCGAAGGATCGTGTCGAAGATGGTGACCTCTATGAAGGTCGTGTCACCTTTGACCTCGACTTCGGTGAGAGTGCTCCGGTCTACCTCACACGCTGCGAGCAGTAATGCAGCGGGCAGTGCGAGGATCGACACCAGCAGCAGCCTTTCGACTGCGTTCTTCACGCGGGCTAGATTCACGTTACCCTACCAATCCGTCTATCGCTTGAAGGAGTTGATCGAAGTAGACATCGTTGACTTCGCCTATGACCTTCCACGCGCCACCCGAGGCGTTCCCGGCGATGACATCGTAGAGGTCCCTGCCATTGAGCAGGATGATGATCTTCCCGCCGCGTCCCATACCCGGCTTCGTTCCCCGGACCATGAACATGACGCCGCCGAGATGATTCCCCGGAATGCCGATCAGCGCGTGCCCCGCAGGGAGTCCCACGAAATCTTTAGCTCCCCACGAGGGAAGAGCCATCGGGTCCATCGCCTTGATCTGTTGCAGGATCGTATTGGCGACATCCTGCTCGTGCTTCATGGCCTCTACGAAGTGAGCGTCATCGATCCCCGAGCCCAAGAGCGCATGGAGCACATCGACGGAAACTGCCCGGTCAACGGCAATCGTAATCCCATCGGGGTCGTCGGACACCACGCTGAATCGAGGCGTCAGCCCGGCGCTCACCATCGCATCTTCGACATCCCCCGATCCACAACCGGGGCAGCGAATCTTGAACTTCTGCTCTTGGCGCAGAGCCCACTCCATGTACGCTTTCATCAATCGCTCAACCTCTCTACGAAGCCGCCTACCGACTCAAGCCACTCCTTCGCTTCGGACGGAGTGGTGGGCAACAGGTCTGCCCACATGAGCAGGCCGATGATAATGATGATGAGAATCCACCACTTCATTCGCTCGAAGAAGTTCATCCAAAGCGCGAGGCGGTCCTGCTTCTGTGGCTGCTCTTCGGTCACAGGATTCCCGCGTCTTCCAATTCGCGAGTGATGTTACCGACAGCGGCCCCGCCGCCAAGTTGCTGAAACAGTTTGTCTGTGAAGTCATCGAGCATCATTCCGCCCGACCAGAACGAGGAGATTAGGTCCACGATGAGATTCATGTCCATCTCACCGATCCTATATGTCTCCTTGATCCTTTTCAGGGCGGCCCGCTCGATGGCAGAGAAATCGGTTCCCTCGAAATCCTCGTGCTTCTTCGACTCACGCCGTAGGAGTTCGGCGTCACGCATCGAAGAGAAGTGCTGCTCGCCATCGTCACCGATGACCATGATCTCATCGCCGTCAACGTGCTCGACCTCGCCCTCGAACGGATTGAAGATGCCCATCTTGCCGATGTCGATCTGCACGATGTCACCGACCTTGATCCGCTGCTCGCGCTTCTGGCTCTCACCGACCGGGAGTCTCCCCACTACAGAGGCATCCACAGGAACGATGAGCGTCTTCGTTGACATCGCGAACGTCAGGAGCCCCATTCTGGTCGCAAGGAATGACCCGGCATCTTCCGCGTTCAGGACAGCACTTGGCCCGGCCAAAACGACCCGTGGTGCCTCTATGCCACCGACTGTGGGCACGCCCTGTTCGACCTCAACGATCTTGTAGCGGATTTCCCTGATCGCAGCAAGGAACTCATCCACGTTCGAGGACGTGACCTTCTCTAACCCCTGTTCGAGAACCGGACGCGGCGTCTTGCTCGCCCATTCCTGCCATACTTTTCTCATCGTGCTTCCCACCACCAGAAGGTTGCGACACCCACCGCGACTCCGACGACTGTGATTATCACGCCGTCCGATACCTGCGGTGAGTACCAATCATGGCCGATCTCCGGTGGCTGGCACACGTCAGGCACCACGCTATCGACCTGCGCATCCATGTTGATCCACGCCGGGCCTTCGAGGTCTACGGCGGGTCGGTTGACCGCAACGCAGCGAAGGTCCACGGCCACAGGCACGGGCCTGATGTTCATGTTCGAGAGGTTGAGGACAGGCACGACATCTACCACGCCGGGAATCTCGACCTCGATCTCGCCATCGAATCGTTCATCCTTGACCGGAACCGTCACCTTACGCGGCGGCGGTATGACGATCACGGACTCAGGCAATACCTCGATCACGGTGTTGAGCTTCGTGATCGTATCGACCATCTGTTCCTCGACCTGAGCCAGCCGGGTCTGAGTCGATTCGAGCGTGTCCACCGTCTCGATCAAGACCTGCCTGACCGTGCGAACGGTGTCCTCTAGCTCTTCGATGATCTGCTGCTGTGAGGTCGCGAGCCCCCGAGCTTCGTCGCGCTCTTCGGTGAGGCTCGTAACCTGCTGGTTCGCATCACCGAGATCGGTCGAGAGGTCGCCTGCTTCTTCCATGCTCATACAGAGTGCAACTGCCATAGCCGCGAGCACGATGGCGACGAACGCCCTCAGTCTGTAACGCTTGTACCTCGACTCTGCTGCTGTTGGAGACTTCTGATTTCCATCGGTATCCATGCGGGCACTCCTTGTTCAGAGATGAGCCAGCCCTTAGACCCAAGCACCCCTGCTCGCGTTCTCAAACGAAGAAGAAGAACGAACTAAGGGCTGGCCTTATCTCTTTCCGGTCGCTCACGCTTCTTGCCTTCCTGCTTCGGCTCCTTGTGTCGGTCGCGCTCCATGATCTCTTCGATCACTTCCTTCGGAGACTGACCTTCACGGACCCGTTCGACAAGTTCCGTGATGCTAAAATCCTCTCTGTGTGTCATGGTCTTTGCGAGTGGAGAGTGAAACTACTCCGCTTCCACGCGACCCATCGCCACTCGCGAATTGGTAGGCAGGGGAGTTGAACCCCCGCCTACCGAGCACAGCCTTAGCTCTGGACGATCTTCCCCTTGATGTAGAAGTCGCCGTTGATGAGCTTCGTGCCATACCGCGAGGCGATACCCTTGCGAATCTTGAAGTCATCCAGACTCACAGTCGGGGTCGCGTAGAGCGGCACGTAGGGTGAATAGATGTAGCCCGTGTCGAAGAACGTCTGTCCTTTGTAGCCCATGATGAAGTGGTCCTGAGAACCACCGGACAGAGTATCCATCGCCGGGTTGAGGTAGACTGCCCACCGGCTCCAATCACCGATCTTCCGAATGCCACGACCCTGAAACGATGCGTTGGGATCGGGAACGAAATCTTCCTGAGACTCGATGATGTCGGAGACGTTGTAGCCCACGACGATCCAGTTGGGATTCGCACGAGCGGTACGCAGGTTCACGATGCTCGCACCGGAGATCAAGATGTCCTTGAAGGACGACTTATGATCGCGCCAACTGACGCCGGGCGCTGGGTTCTTGTTCCAGTCAGGAAGCTCGCTGGTGGGCGGATCGTAAGCCGCGTTCCAGAGAGCCGAGAGAATTTCGAGGTCGATCTCGAAGCGAAGCTCGGTGGTTACCTCAGCCGTCAGTTCGGTTTCGGCTTCCAGACCATGAATCGCCTTGAGGTCCTGCTGCGCCTCGAAGGACCAGCGTGTACGCAGCTTCCTCTCTTCAGCCGTGACCGGAGCTTTCGAGAGAACGATGTCCACCTGTGGAATGTTCTCCTGATTCTCAAGCTCGTAGTCGTAAGTCACGATCACGTCCACAGCAGCATCGACCGCTGCGGAGAAGCTGGTGTCGATTGCGCCCGTGGCGTAGTCGATGGTGTCAGCACCACCTGAACCAACGTCACCGGCAAGGTTGCCAGCACCATCGTCCTCGATGGTCTGCGTGCCAGCAGCCGAGGCGTGACTGATCGTCACCGTACCCGGCTTGATCGGCAACCACGAGAGGGTCGCTGTGATCTGCGCATTCGCGGCGATGATACCCGTACCGATCACTTCCTCATCGATGGTAGCCGATGAGTACGCCGCGTTCGGGTTCTCGAAGAGCTTCGTGCCCGCTGTTACCGTGCCCTTCGTGTTTGAGTAGATGTAGTCGAGGAAGAAGACCAACGATGCGGGTCCGCTCATCGGCTGTACCGACACGAGGTCGGTCGCGGCCAACTGAGGGAACAGCGCCCGAATGATCGGGAACGCGAACTTGTCGAAAGTCGCGATGTCGCCTGTCGTCAGGTCTTCCATGAATCCGCGAGCGTACCGCTTCTGGTTTTCCAGAAGCAGCGCGATGTCGCGGCGCATCTTGTTGTCTCGGATGCCTTCGAGAAGAGGCTCCCACCTGTAGGTGAGTTCTTCCTTGATCCGCTCCATCTCTTCCATGAAGACGTTGGACTCGCTCACACCCGAACCGAGGGCGCGGGCCATTCCTCTTGCCTCACGGACGGGAGAGCGGCGTGCGCGTGTTCTACGCATGACTCAAACTCCTGTGAGTACGTGAATGGTGTACCGTTTACCCACGCTGCTCGAAATGCTCCACGAGCTTCCGGGTTCGGTCAACGATCTCGTTGCCAGACTCTTCCGAGCCTCTGTGCTCGACGCTCTCCATCACCGGCTGGGCGCGTGCCTTGCCCTTGATGGCTGCCAACACCTGTGCGTCACGCTGTTCCGTCTTCGGCTTGCCGCCGAACGTGACGAGGGTACGATACAGGCTGTTAGCCTCGGAAAAGTTCTTGGCTTTCTTCAGTGCCTTCGCGGCTGCTTCCCGCTTCGGTGCGGGGAATCGCTGGATCAAACTGGCGATGTGCTCACCGAGGTTGTTCTCATGCGACTCTGCGGCCTTCTTCAAAGAGGACTCTACGACCTTCGCGGCAGCATCTACGCGCTTGCGCTCGATGGTCACCTGCCTGCGTGCCTCTTTGGCCTTATCGAGTGCCGCTTCAGCCAGCCGCTTCGCGGCATCGCTGTGCTTCGTCTCGCCACGGAGACGCGCCGTCATCCGCTCGATCATCTTCATCGCGGATTCGAGCTTCGCCACCATACCCGTACTTGACTCACGGGAGTAAGCGAGGTCGCGGCGCAGCTTGCCGTTCTCTTCTTCGAGTTCTCCCACCGTGGCGTTCAGAGTGCTCTCGATACGCTCGATGGCCGAACTTTCGGCTGCTGGACGCTCCATGTTGTGATCTCCTGCTACGTGTTGAAGTTCATCCTTCTTTTTGCTCTTCTTCTTCGCATCCTTGTCCTTATCCTTCTTCCCATCATAGGCACCTGCCTCGATGGTGCTCTGGACACGAGCCCGAAGAGACTTCAACGACTCCTGCACTCTATCGTCATCTATCTTGCACGGCGATGATTCGCAGACCGAATCAAGGATGGTCTGATACGCCTCTAACTCTCTACCTGTTACGGGTGTGTCTTCCTGCTCTTCGTAGCGGTCGAGTCTTTCCTGCACCTGCCTCGCGAAGCGGTCGTAGTGCTCCGTGAGGTTCGCCACCGGGAAGGCCGCATCGACGGACGGCTCAACCACCATATCGAACCCGCCGAGGTCGAAGTTCTCATCGAGAATTTCGGTCTGGCCTTCTTGATGACTGTCACCCCATCCGCGACTCGACGTACCGAGTCTGATCCCTGCCCTGAAGAGTCGCTTGAGGGTATCGCCTGCTGCGGTGTCGAGGATTTCCGACTTGCACCAGATGGGAGTACCGCCGCCTTCGAGCTTCTGATCGGACAGAATCTTCATCTCGGTGGTGACGTGGCTGATCTCCTGCGGCGGAACGATGCCGTCCGCAGGGTGCCCGAGCATACCGACTAGCTGCCGGTGCTTGAGCTTCGACGCGAAGTCATCACTGCCCATCAGGTTCTCGAACAGCTTGAGCGGGTAGACTCGCCCGTTGCTGTTCTCCATGTCCGCGACCTGATGCACGCCACTGAAGGTCGATACCTTTTTGCCTTCGACCTCTTCTTCGGTAAAGTGTTGAAGGTCGAAGTGGCGAAACTCGCTATAGTATTTCTTCGTTGCTGTCGTCATCGTTAGAACCTCGCGGTCATTCCGACCATGCGGAGCCCACCTGTGAAGCTGACCTCAGCCGGTCCCTCGAACTTCGCTTCGTCCGCTGTCGCCTTGTCCAACAGTCCACGCATCTCCAACGTGTCGATCATCGACTCGAACGGTGCCCTCATGTCGATGAAGCCCATCTCGATCTCATCATCAAGGTCCTCTTCCGAGATGTACCAGACGGTCTTGCCGGTCGCATCCTCGATGTGGATGTTCGCTTGCCCGCGCTCTTCGTAACCGCTGATGCTGAACGGAAGCTCGAACGGTGGTCGTCCGATCTCGACGTGCTCGTGCTTCTTCCCTTCGAGGTTCGCCCGGTCCCATCCACGGAGCCACGCATCGAGCAATTCTTTCGCGCCACCACCTACAGGTCGTCCGGGGCCGATGAGAGCCATCAACTGCTGATCGACTGCTGGGACTCTCTGCTTACCTGCGCGGAACGCCGCATCGCCAAGCTCTTCAGCCTGCCCTTCCGGGGTGGACGAACGGAACCCACGTACCTGCTCTTGCCTCGCACCAGCACGATCACGCGAGGCGATCATGCCCTTGCCCGCCTTCTCCGTGATGTCCATGAGCGCCAGCGACCACTCGCGGTCGGTGACGTGCGGCGGCTTGAACTCGGTGACAGACCAGAGAGGGACCATGCCGATGCGGATCATCGCCTTCTCGCTGTCGTCCATCTTGTCCCACGCCTTCCACGCGGCAGGCAGGGCTTCCTCTACCGATTCGGCCACCGGCTTCGGCTTGCGGCGTGCCCACTCCAAGAAGCCTTTCTTCATCGTCCTTGCTCCTTCGCGAAGAAGTCCTCGGCCTCGCGGCCAAGCTCACCTTTGAGCGCATAGCCCGGCCTGTCCATGTTGTCCACCGCCATGTCGAGCAGCGCATCGGAGAGCCCGAGGTTCATGTCGAAGCTCCGGTGGCTGCGCTGATCCGCGATGAAGAAACCTTCGTTGACGTTGTGGATCGACCAATCCCCACTGTCCTCGATCCAGACCTCGATAGCTCGGCCCTGCTCTAGCGCCCAAACCTCTTGCGTCGATGTGTCGCCTACCGAGGGATCGGCAGGATGAACTTCCTTGAGGACGAAGCCCGAGTCCTTGAGCGTCTTCTGCACATCGCGGGGCGTGATCTCTGCGGTCTGCTCGTGCCGCAGCTTCGACTCGAACTGCTTGAACGCACCGCCGAAGATAGGATCGTCGGGGCTCTTGAAAATTCCACCGCCGCCGAAGTTGGCATCGGAGAACTTGAGCGCCGAGATCGGATAGGTCTTCGCGTGATCTTGTCCTGTGTCCGAGGCGAGCGTAACGAACATGAAGCCCGGCTTCGGTGATACGCCGGTCCTGATCTTCGCGACTGAGCCCGGACCATCGGGGGTCATCACTCCCATGCCCGCGATGTCGAGGTCAACCGAGAAGCCGCCAAGCTCCTTCTTCAGAGCCCACTCTACGAATGACTTTCTCATCGTGTCTACTCGAACGGTGGTAGGTTGGGAGTCGGAGCCCGCCTGAGTTCAGCGTTCGGCATGATCGACTTCACGATGCTGAACACATCGTCCTCATCTTCCTCACTGATCGGAGTGATCTCGTACTCACCCATGTTCGGGAACGAGGTCACATCGACATCGATGTACTCAGCCCGGATCGCTTGGACGACTCGCCTCGCATCCGCCTCGGTTCCTTTGAAGGCCGATACCTTTCCGAAGACCTGCTCGTGCTTCTTCGACTCGGGGTAGACGCCCATCGAGTCGAGCTTGTCCATGAGCGTGTCGCGCCCGATGCCTTCGCCCTGCCCACCGCTGATAATCGTCCAGCGAGCGCCTTGCTTCGTGACGTGGATGGTCATCGTGGGACCCGTCGGGTGCCACGGCTGAGGACTGATGCTAAGGGTCGCGCCTTGACCATCGGATGAATCCAAACCGAAGCCAACCGCACGCAGGTAGTCCACTGCCATCTCGTAATCCCAAGTCTGCTCGTGCTTCATGCTCTCCGAGACAGGCACAAGGTCACGCGCCTTCATGTGGACCTCTTTGCCGTCCTTGTCGAAGCGAACGACCGTCGAATCGCCGCGCATACCGGGTCCGATGACCAACCCCTCTTGCCCATCATAGAAGGCGGTGTGCGATGAGAGGGCACGGTTCCGCATCGGATCAACTCTGACGCGAGTGCCGGGCGGCAACTGGACTTGTTCAACCTTCGGTCGGGGCTTGCGGCGAGCCCACTCTAGGAATCCTTTTCTCATCACGATGCTCTCTTCTGAAGCGTTGGTATGCCCGTGTGCCTGCTGGTTTCGTCGGGGAACACAAGCAGGCGAGCAAGTAACTCAATCGTCTGCGCCTCATCGAGCTTCGGGTCGCCTGACATCGTGCCCAACTGACCCGAACCGCGTAGCGCCTCTAGCTGTCTCTTAACGAGGTCCCAAAAGACCGGCTTGCTAACCTGATCCTCAGCCAGCTTGATAACCGTGATCGTATCGGGTTGGTCTGTGAATCGGACCCACGGCATACCCTGCTCGTGGACCGACCATTCGAGCCACGCTTCCCTACTCACGACCCAATCGGAAGACGACTTCATCGCGAAGACCAAGCCTTGAGAGTTCACCATCGATCCACGCCATAGTCGCCCGCTCCCGTTCCGCAGCCTCAGCGGGCTCACACTCGCCCGTCTCCTTGTTTCGCCGCTGGCCCTTCGGGCATCTCTTACCGGGCTCCGGCTCAGTCCCACCCGGTTGTGGCGGCTCTTCCGGTTCAGGCTCGGGTTCTAGTTCGGGAGCGGGCTCTTCTGGTTCGGGCTCTTCTTCGGGCTCTTCCTCGGGCTCGCAATGGCCTGTGTCCTTGTTCCACTTCATTCCCTCGGGGCACTCGGGCGCAGGGCGCTCGGGCTCCTGCTCCGGCTCTTCCTCGGGCTCGGGTTCTGCGATGGCCTTGATCGGCACGCAGCCGCCCGTCTCGGGATCGAGCTTCTGTCCCTCGGGGCAGGTCTTCTCTACGTCCTTCTCGGGCTCGGGTGCATCGGGGTCGCGCTCGGGCTCGGCGTCCGTCTTCGCCTGCTCTGGACCCTCGGGCTCATCCTTCTTACGCTTCGACACGCACTGGCCTGTCTCTTTGTCGAGCGCCTGACCGTCCGGGCACTTGATCGGTTCGCACGCGCCTGTCGTGGCGTTGCGCTCTGTGCCCTTCGGACAGCCCTTGAACTTCTTGATGACAGCTTTGCCGACTTTCTTTGCAGCCTTCGCTACGCCCTTGCCGACTTTCTTCGCAGCTTTCGCAGCAGCACCGGGAGCCGCTGTCGCCTTCTCGACGCCCTTCTCTATCCCGGTGCCCTTGAACGGAGTCGCGAGCAGACCGACGACCTCATCTATAGAGGCTTCCCCATCGAGCAGCATCTCGATGGCGTTGTCGATCTCGCTATAGTCTTGCTCCATGCTCTCCCCAAACGAGAATGCGTACCTGTCCTTCGCGTCCTCGATAGCAGCCTCAATGTCCTCGAAGCGGGCATCAGGAAACCGCTGCTTCAACAAGGGGAAGAATCCACCGCCCTTACCGAGCTTGAGTTCGCTGAGGACTACTTGCACCATAGCCTCGTGATCTGGATGCTGTTGCGCTTCGTGTATCACGTTCTCCGCTCGCCAATATTTTGCGGTCGTAGAGTAGCCGGTCGCAGACGAGCCCGATCTCCACGAAACTTTTCCACCCTGTCCACCCCGTAGTTCGCCTGCTCTGACCATCCTCTGTAGCACGGTCGAGACTTCACGCGGCGTCATCTCGTGGCCCTTGAGCTTCAGGACACTCGCCGCTTCCTTCGCTGTGAAGTCGGCTCTACGCTGTGCGAGATCGAGCAGGATTTCCCTCACAGCAGAATCGTCCTGCTCGTGCTTCACCGATTCCATCATCTCTGGATGAAACTTCTCAAGCCACGCCATCCATCCTTCCGACTCGGCCTCGGCTATGCAGTCCGCTCTTCCGTGCCAGTAGAAATCGTTGGGGCCACGAAACTCTGCGTAGCTACCAGCGCCGCCGCCCGACCTGTAACCATGAGCAGCTTTCCGCTCGGCGGGAGTCGTCACCAGCTTGACCTTCTCCATCACGTCCCTGCGAAGAGCGCGACAGAAAGAATGAGCGTCCTCGTGTATCAGGCTCTCTCCGATCATCGAGGTAGCGACCTCGATGGCTCGCTGACGGTCAGCCAGCCCTGTCTTCGACCAAGACCCGTCGATGCTCTCTGCCGACCAGAAGCCCGAACCACCGACCACATTGAAGATGCGAGCCCTTAGTTCGTCATCCTTGAAGACTCCCCACTCTGCTCGCGCCGGGGAACTGTACGATCCGATCTCGTAGCCTTCGGCTCCGGTCAGCTTACGAACCTCGATGGCCTCGTGTACCAAGCCCTCACGCTTCACCACGTCCGGTATCTTCACCGTCATCGCCTGAACCTGACCGAGCGGCATTCCGAGTTGACGACCGACCCACGCGACCAGCGCCGTGAGGAAGCTGAGGCTGAATTGTTCGCGCCCACCTGCCGCACGAACGAACGCGATGATCTCTTGCAGCAGACCCTCGACTCCGTAGCGCAGCGCGTCCGACTGTTGGAGCGCCTGCAACAGAGGCTCACCGATAGACGCGATGTCGAACTCGTGATAGGTCTGCTCGGTACGAAGTGCGATTGGCTTCACCGCTCCTGCGTCAAAAGCGGCAACCTCGTAAGGCGTGCCACCCGGCGCACGCGCTCTCTCTACAATGATCGCATCGTGCCCCATGCTTTGAACGAATTGTGCGACCGCTCTCGATGCTCCTATGCGGTCTGGACCCCTCACCGTGTTCCCTGTCGTCGGCCACGCCTCTTCCTCAAGCCACTTGTACGCTTCATCGGTCGTGGCGAACCGCAGCGGGTTTCTGAACGCAGCCTCGACTTCGATGATCGCCGTGCCAAGCGCCCGTGCGCGAGAGAGGTTGCCAGTGAGGTAGATCGCCCAGCCGAAATCTCCGGGGTCACTGCTCCGCGCTACATTGAGATCGAAGCCGCCTCGAAGAATGCTCTCTGCTGCTTGGTCGCTCGTTGCGTGAAATAGTCTCACCGCTGGTCATCGTAGTTTGATCGGACCTGATGGGAACGGTGGTTGGTCACGCCTGAGCCACCTGTTCATCGCACCTACGTCACCCGAGTCCGTTCCGTGCTCCTTCATAAAGGCGATGAGCTTCTGCTGATCCACGTCCGACAGGAACTCGAAATCGCTCATGTTGGTGACACCCACTTCGTTGCCGATCTGCTCTTGGTCGTAGTTGTTGAGCGAGTTCCACGCATTGCTCGTGGTGAGCTTCCATGTCAGCCCTCGGGCGAACTCAAGCCAGACTTTCATTTCCTCACGAGGTTGAGACGAACGACCCGAGCCTCGACGTGCGACTCACCTAGAAACTTCAACACCGACAGCCGGTGGTTTCCGTCGAGGACCGTTATCAATCCTTCGTAGTCCTGTAGCTGTGGGAGAGCACTGAACCTTCCTGTGCTCTCCCATTCCCGCTTGCACTTCTCTAACCTCTTCTCACTGATGTACGTCTGCGTCGAGTACACCAAATCGAGGTCCACAATCTCGACCTCGCCTTCCGGCCACTCTTCATCAGGCTTGGGCCAGCCTGTGAACTCACAGCGCCGAAAGTATGTGAGTGGGAGCAGGTTCTTTACTACGGAACCGGCCACGTCATAATCGGAGTCGTGGTCGCTCCCAAGAAGACTGCCTCGAAGAAGCTGTGAACGGGACGCTCCTGCATCTCGACGTAGACATCGGCTCCCTGAGACAAGACCACTTTGGTTTCAAAGTAATCTCCCTCTTCGGGAATCCAGAGCCCGCTGACATTGAAGGCGTAGTCGGTGATTCCCGCCTGTACGTGGTGGAAGATGTCTTGGACGTTAGCGAAGCTGACACCAAGACCATTCTTTTCGATGTTAACACCCAAGCCACTCGCCTGCGGGTCTTGAAGCGATGTGAGCGAGAGATGAGCATGGATCAGCCAGATGCCTCGCGGCACGAGATCGTATGACGGAATCGTGATCTTCGTGTTGGGTCCACCGCTGATGTCGTGAAGGTTGTGAGTGTCGAACGCATTGTGAGTCCACGGGATCAAGAGCGGATCACCGGGCGAGGTATACCCTATCGCACCCGCATCGTTGTTCCAAACACGACAGCCGACTCCCTTCGCAGCCATACCCCCGGCCATCTGCTCCAACATCCACGTAATCGGGTTGCCCTCGATCCCGAGCAGGTCCTTCAGTGCGGCGAGTGACATTGTACTTTCTCCTTCGTTCAGTTAGCGCGGGGCGTTCTCCACCAGCATCGAAACGTCTTTCCAATTCTCAGGACTGCGTAGCTCGTGATCCAGTGCTTCGAGCGATTCAATGGTCATGCGCACGGCATCACGAGGATCGTTGAAGTCGATCTCGCCTAGCTTGACCGCCGCTCGCTTGGCGAGACGTTGAACTCGATTGTAGGTCGGCAGCTTCCGATGCTCATCCGCGTACTTCCTCGCTCGGGGCATGAGCAGGGCGACAGCCTCATCGAACGTCTGCGGTCCCGGCTCTCCGGGGCGCTTCTCTTTCCGATACTCGATGTTGCTGTTGATCTGGCCGGTCAGGTCCCTCACGTCCGCTTGGTTCTTGAGCGAGCGCAGCGTCTTCCTCACCTTCTCACTCACCCACTCGTAACCGCCCTCGAAGAAGCTCGGCTTCTGCGCCATGCGGTGCGTGAGGTCGCCTACGTGCTCACAAAGCCAGCCGTAGATTTGCGCGAGGTCGAGTTTCTGAATCGCTCCCATCGCCATCTCGGGAGCACCACGTTGCTTGCTCGCGAGCGTCTTGTCAAAGAGGTCGCTGATGTCCTCGTGCTCGTGCGCGAATTTTCCGATCATGTCCGGGCTGAACGACTGCTCCTGTCGTAGAGCCCATTCGAGGTAAGCGGTCCTCACAGTGAATGGATGAGCGCCCACGTCAGCACCATTACCAGCAACGGTGTCAGCGCAAAACCCACAAGCTTTAGTTCTTCTCTCATCGACGGTCGGCCTTGCAAGGTTAGTCCTGCCTGATGGCGCGTGGCATCTGCGGTGCTCCATCCTCTCGCACGAAGCAATCCTCTTCAGGCGGCGGTGGCGGCGGTGGTGACGCCGAGAACGGGCCGGAGGCTTCGTAGCCAAGCTCGTATCCAACGATGTCCGCTACGATCCTGTCCCACGTAGTAAAGTGGAACGGCCCGTCCGCGAGGTCGTTGCCACGCTT